AGATAGTGATAAGCTTGGTGTAAATGAAGGGACTCAAGTTGTTACGGCAGAAAAAATTAATGGAGATTATCAAACTCTTGCAGGTGGTTTACAGATTAGATTCTCAGGGTCTGCTAAAGACTCTACTGCTACTGCAGATGATGAATGGGAAGTAGAAGTATTTGGTAGGGGTGAGATGGTAGATAATCCTGTTGTCAGGTCTGTTAAGATGACAAGAGCTTATAACTCTAATAGATTTAGATAAATTGCTTGCCTAACTATATAAATAGGATATAAATTTGGCTACAAGTTTTACAAATAATTGGAAGAATATCTTAGATAAGCTAGAGAGTATTTTTAAGACAGAATTTAAAGGTGCTATGAAGGTTTATGTTGGTGGTTCTGTAGATGCTGGCAATCAATATTTAAGGATTGATCCATTAGGTTCAGACCTTCTTGAGTATAATGCTACATCAGAAACAAGAGAGTTTTCTATTGCAATTACCTATCATTTTAGGGATGCAAATGTCAAAACAAGGTCTCTTGACCATATACTAAGATATGTTTCAAGAATAGAATCTTTAATACATGATAATATGGCTATGACACTTTCAGATAGTTCAAACCTTTTTAATTGCAGGGTAGATTCTTGCAGTTTGAATCAGGGGGATGAAAATGAGTATATAGTTGTATGGGATTATAAATGTCAACACTTAGGTAATGTAGGATAAGGAGAAATATGAAAATAAAATTAAAAGATAAAAATATTAAATTACCAAATTGTTGGAAGCAGTGTGGTACAAGTAAGGAAGATTGGGAAGAATTACAAGCAGGAAGCGAGATAGATGTTAAATCAACTCCTGATTCAATTAAAGGCTTAGTAGAGGTGGCATTCGCTCCTTCTTCTAAAAAAATTAAAGGAGCTAAATAATGGCAACAAATACAAAAGTGTTTTCACCAAAAGAATGGAAAGTTGGTGTCCTATCAGACGCAACTAATGCAGGGGATACAGCCATAGGGTCAACATTATTGCAATTAGATGTTGATTCTATTGGATTTCCAAGTTTAAATATTAATCAATCATTAGATGTTAGGTCTGGTGCAGGTAGAACATTTAAAGATGAAGATTTTTTTCAAGATAATGTAATGAGAGTAGCTGAAATTTCCTTATCAGGAACATTACATAATGATGCTGCTCATGAGCAATTATTAAGAAATATAACTAATAATACATCAAGTGAAAATGGTATAGTAGATTCAAACCATACAGGCACAGATCAAAAATATGGAGAGGCAGTTTCAAATGACTGTTCATCTTTAACAGTTGTATTTCAACCTTCTGATGTAACCAATCAACAGGGAATGGAATTTTTTGGATGTGTTGTAACTAATTTTGCAATATCTTCTGATATAGGGACAGATGGTGGAAGATATAAATGGTCTGCCACCTTACAAACAGGAAAGAAACCTGACTTGGCATCAACTGCAGAGCCTACAATAACTGCTTATGCAAATACTGACATGCCAATGCTTTCAGATGCATCAGATATACAAGTTATGGATATAGAAGTTGTATTAAATTCATTCACGCTTACAATAGATCATCCTGCTGTATTTGTAGGACAATCTACTACAGGTTATGCGATTGTAGGCAGGGGGGCAGAAATAGCTGTAACAGGAGATGCACAGGTTAAGTATGATGGCAATACAAAAACTATGATAAATCTGTTTGATACACAATCAGCAGCTAATTCAAGTACATCAGCTTTTCAAATAACAAATGATAATAATTATGGTATTCTGACAAAAAAGGCAGTTTATACAAATGTGGCACTTTCTGAAGGCGATATTATGATGCTTGATGTTTCAGTTAAGGCTGTTGATAATGGCTCAAATGAACTTGTAGTAGTTGATATAACTTAATTATACCTAGGAGAGTAAATGGCTAAGAAAAATGTAGAACTAGCTTCTGGAAGGAAGATAGAGCTTAAAGAAATGTCTGTTGATGAGGTTGATTTTTGTCAAGACATTGCACAGATAGTCTACAATGAAGAAGGTGAAGTTTCAACTGTTAGAGGAGTTTCAAAGTCAAGGACTGCATGGATTCGTAGGGGTCTTGCAGGTGGAGATTTTAAAGACTTCTCTTTAGATATGAAAGGTTTTGCAGGAGACTCTGTAATTAAGGAGTTGAATGAGGCAGAAAAGAATGAACTCATGCAACTTATTCAGGGATACCAAAACATGGGGGAATAGAAGCCCTTACGCTTGAACTTAATATCCATTTGGATAATTGGTGTGAGGGGTGCGATTTCCATGAGTTTCCTTATAAGTCTCAAATACCTGTATTAATAGACGGGAAAAGAGAGACAAGGATTTTTAGATGTAAGGAAGATGTCCAAGATGTAATTAAACTTCTTATAGAGGAGACAAGAGAAATTAACAGTAAGGGCAAAAGTTTCGATGTTGGGTTATCAGTATCAAAACAACTGCCCTTTTTTTCATGTATGAATATTTTATATGATAAAGATGCACAGAAATATGTTGAGAAATATGTCTATTGTAAGGACTTCAATGTTGCTCCTTACGATGGAGACTTTGGCAGTCAACCAAAGAAATGGGTTGATAGGGCATTTATTATAAAGAAAGCATTAGCTAAGAGAGAAGAATCTATGATTAATAAACAGAAAGAGGGAATGAATAATGGCTAGTCCTACAGTTGATTTTAAAAAGCAGGTTGAGGCTCTTTCAAAAGCATTAAAGAAATTAGGCGAACTTTCAAAACCCAATGTTACGACCCTTAAAAATTTAGCACAACAATTTGAAAGAAGTAGACATAAGCAAGAAAATTTAATTGCTGTTACGAAGAATTTGTCAAAAGCAATGGGAGTGGATGCTAAAAAGGCAGTTGAAGCTTATACCAAACAGTTAGAAAAAAATAGAACTGCTGCTGAAAGACAAGCAGATGCTCTTAGAAAGCAAAAACAAGAATTAGATATTCTTGCTTGGAAAAAGAGCACCAAGGCAATACAAGAACAAAGAAAGGCACAAGAAAAAGCTGCTATTGCCACTAAAAAACATTCAGATAAAATAGGAATAATTGGTAATAAGCTTAAAGAAGCTGGAGCTGATTCAAAGACTTTTCTAATAGTTAATAGAGGGCTTATCAAATCATCCAAAGGTAATGCCGTTGCAATGGATTTGTTAAACAGGAAAGTAAGTAAGGCAATTTCATTACAGAGAAAGTATGGGGAGAGGCTTAAAGAGGCTAATGTACAAGCTATGCTTGGTGTAAGAAATACAAGAAACCTTGGGGGTTCATTTTCTGTATTTCGTTCAAAATTATTACTTACAGCCTTTGCTATTAATTTATATTCAAGGAGTATAGGTAACTTACTAAAAGTATATGGCTCTCAACAATTGGCAGAGCTAAAAGTAGCTAGCACTTTAAAATCTACTGGAATGGCAGCAGGTATAACTCTTAATGAGATAAAAAAACTTACACAAGAATTACAAAAGAATGGTGTTGTTGGTGATGAAGTAAATCTTCAAATGTCTTCGCTTATGCTTACCTATGATCAAATAGGGAAGGATGCATTCCCAAGAGCATTGAAAGCTGCTAATGATATGGCAACCTCTCTGTCTATGAATATACCATCATCAGAAGAATTAAAATCTTCTGTAACTATGCTATCTAAGGCACTTCAAGACCCGGTAAGAGGAATGACTGCACTTAGGAAAGTTGGATTTTCTTTATCTGCCGTTCAAGTTGAGCAAGTCAAAGCCTTTATAAAGATTAATGATACTCTTTCTGCACAAAATATAATACTTAGTGCTGCTGAGAAACAGTATGGTAAGATGGCTAAAACCATAAGAGATTCTACAATTGGAGAATTAAATGCATTATCAATGGCGTTTTCTGATGCACAAGAAAATATGGGAAAGGTTTTAGCTGACGCTTTAACTCCATTGATTAAACAATTTACAAGACTTTCAGAAGCAATGTCTCCTGAAAGAGCAGATGCATATTTAACAGTGATTACTAGCTTGGCCAGTGCTATGGGAGCTTATGTTGTAGCGACAAGGGCTGCAGTTTTATGGCAAACTAGATTGGGTTGGGCAGCTTTGGCTACTGCTGCTGGAATACTTGCAACTGAACTTATGATAGCTAAAGGTTGGTTCGATGAATCATCAGATAGTGCAGACGATTTTTCTGGCAGTATTGATAAAGTTACTGGTGCTATTTTTAGAATGCAAAAACAAGAACTCATAATTCAGCTTGAAAGACAAAAACAATTGCTTGCCGAACTTTCAGCCCCAGTTAAAGAACTTGTCGGTCAATATGATTCTTTGGATGCTGCTCAGTCTGGTATTACCTTTACGATGAATGAACATGGAGACGTTTCAAGTGCTGTTAGCACAGGGTTTGCTGATAACTCCCAGGCAATGGGCGAGCTTAAAGATCAAATATTATCAATAAATCCAGATTTTTTTAGCCAGAGAGAAGCATTAAAATCATTAATAAATGAAATGATTTCTTCTCTTGGAGTTCTTGGAGAGTATAAGGGTTCTCTTCAATCTCTTGAAACCACACAATCTAAACTTACTGGAATCTATAAAAAGAGTAAACATGCTCAACTAGAGAATGTTAATGCCCTGATAAAAGAATTTAAGCAATTGCCAGATAATGTAAAGGCAACAGAGGAGTATAAGGTCGCCTTAAAATCTTTAACAGAAGAAAAAAATAAACTGCTTGGAATTGACAAGTTGATGGGTGAGATACAAAGCGAAGCATTCAACCTTATGACTCAAATGGCAGATGCAGAGATAGCAAAGCAGAATGAAGTAATGCAGAATGATATCAATAATGTTAAGGAAAGTTCTGCATATAAAAGAGCACAGAAGCGTGGTGATAATGATATGATGGCTAAGTTGGAGAAGGATGCTGCAAATAAAACACTTTCTGCAAGAAGAGATGCTATGAAGCAGAAAAAACATACAGCTAATGCGTCTATTTTAATTTCTGCTGCTCAAGGGGTTGTTAAAGCCTATGGTGATTATGATCCAATTACTGCAACTATTGTTTCTGGATTGATAGCTGCTGTTGCAGGTCTACAAATGGCACAGGTAAATGCACAGCCACTTCCTAAATATGCTCGTGGTGGTGTGGTTGGTGGTCGTAGACATTCCCAAGGTGGTACTATGATAGAAGCTGAACAGGGTGAATTTATTATGAGCCGTAGTGCTGTTCAGAGTGTGGGAATGGAAAACTTAAACCGTATGAATGAAGGTGGTGGGGGTGGTAGCTCTGTAACTGTAAACGTATCAGGCAATGTTTTATCTCAGGATTTTGTAGAAGGCGAACTTGCTGAAAACATCAAAGAAGCCATCAGGCGAGGCACGGATTTTGGTATTTCTTAAATATCTTTTAAAGTTCAATATTAAGATCGGGCAAAAACTTACTTATTTAATTGCCAAATATGAAGCACAAGAAGAAATTGAGGAAGCTATTAAAACAGGAAAGTTTGATATGCGAAGTATGTCTGAAAGATTTAAAAATATATTAATATATGATGATAATATTATTAGCAAAAGATGGGATATATGTAAGGGTTGCCCCGAACTTACAAGTTCTAATATGTGTAAAAAATGTGGTTGTTTTATGAAGGTTAAGACAAGGATAGCTACTGCGAAATGCCCAATAGGGCAATGGGATAAAGAATATGAATTTATTAAAGGACAGGCTGTAAATGGCACTCACATTACCGGATAATTTCAAAAATGATATTCAGGGTAGGGATGCGAATATATATCCATTTGTGTTAATTGATGATGATGGTATGAACATTCGATTATCAACTAATGCTATAACAATAGGTGATTTTTTTTATAAACCACTATTATTAAATATTCCATCACTAAAAGAATCCATTGATATTGAGAAAAGAAATTATAAGATATCTTCTATAACATTAGATATTAGCAATTACGAATATGAAGGGGTACGATTTAGTGATTTAGTAGGTGATACTTCATTAATAAATATGGAAGTACAAATACTTTGGGGCTCACAATCTACTGTTAGTCATGCAACTGCTTTTCAAGTTTACAATGGAAGCATTAGACGATATACTCACGATGATGAAAAAGTAAGATTGGTAGTTGAAGATCGTAGCCAAGCAACACTTCATAAGGATTTGCCTTTACCTGAAAATTATCTTACAGAGGATAATGGTCATCTAAATGTTCCAGATAAATATAAAAACAAACCCATCCCAATGGTGTATGGTCATGTTGATAAAAGTCCATGTGTTATTAAAAGTTCTCCAGCAATAGAAGAATGGGGAATAGAGGAGGGAAGTGTAAAAATACAATCCGATATGAATGAAACAATTTCCATAAATGATTTATATATATTTGATAATACTTATGTTTTTATACCACCTACACTATCCTTAGAGGGTGGTCAAAGTAAAATATTTGATTATTCAGATGGAATGGTACAATTTACATCTTCAAACAATATCATAACATTGGCAAGTAGTTCGGGGTGGGATTCTGATAATGTAAATCCAATTAGCCTTAATAAAATTATAGCATATCAAGAAATAGGTAAAGATAGTATGACCTTTAAACCATTGCAACAAAGGTCGGCGTTCTGGTCAAGTACGGCAGGATTTAGCCCCACATCAGGTAGTCGTTCATGGTATGGTTCATATTTAAGAAATGTAGGTGGAGTACCGAGCTTTTATGGCTCTTTATTTAAAGAATCTGATGGGGATGATAACGATTGGCAAGGTTCTTATTATCTTTGGGGAGATGATGCTAATCAGCTTATAGGTGAAGAACAATTTTATCTTGATATATGGAATGAAAGTGGTGGACAAAATGATAAGCATGAGATGAAACTTGTTGGGGGGGTTATTCAAACAGGTGTATTTGAATTAGGCTCGGTTGAAGAATCAGCAGGGATATTATATTGGAAAGGCGAAATATGGACAGGTAACATGAGTGCATCTGGTACTGGATGGGGAACATCAGCAGGAGATAGAAGAATATATGTCAGATTGGGTGGAGATTCACAAGACGATTATGATCTTTATGACCATGATATTGCTATAGGCACTGAACCGATTCAAGCGTGGGAACAGCAGGGGGGTGACATACCTTCAGATGCTGGTGGTTGGTCTGTTATAAATAATACCAATCAATTATTAGCATATTGCAGACTACCAATAGCAGCAAGAATGGCAGTAGAATTAAAACTTACAGAATTAACTTTATTTAATTATGCACTAATAAAAGATATGTTAAATCAAGATTTCTATGCCAATGTAAATGGCAGGAGTGATCCCTCAGAAATAACAGAAGGAACGGAAGTAGAATCATGGTATATAACTGAATTTGGATATTATGCAGATGCAGAAAAAATTACCCCACCAACAGTAAATGGAACAAATGTAACTGATCCCCTTAATATTAGTTTTGGTATATATGAAGCTGGAACTTTTGACATCCATCAGGGGTATTGTACAGATGGACAATATCAGTATTTTTCAGATTCAAATGGATGGTCAACACAAGCCCAATGTAAAATTGAGAAATGGAATAGTGATTTCACAGTAAAAGTGGGTATTCTCGGCGATATAAGACCGACCAATGGTGATGACCCTGTTCAGGTGATAAATACAACAATAGGGGAAAGTGTTGGTTGGACTGGCATAAACGCTCCAGACAGTCATCCTATATTATCACATTGTCATACTGAAGCTAATCATATAGGAGATTGTGATTATTATAATGGATATATATTAACCGGGTCTGGAAGATGGGAGGGCGGCGTAGGGGTAGGTATGCCCTATCCTCAACTTGTAGTAATTGAGGCTTCAAGTATGACTGTGGTTAATGTTGCAAATCTTCATGCGGGAGAAGATTATGGTGATGATACTAATACAGCCACAAGCCCCGGACATACTGCATCTGCCGTTACAACAGATGATGCAAATAGTCTTTGGTATTTATCCTCCTATACAGACGTAAATGGTCATAATAGTGGTTATGTCTACGCCGATAGAATGGCTGTATATGATTTGAATACAATATTAAGTCCAAAGTGTGAATTTGTCGGATGGTATAATTATGTGGATGATAGTGGGGGTTTATCTCCTGATGGAAATCGTATATATTATGTTCAAGGATTAGCTTATGCTGCTGAACATTTATATGTTACTGTAAATTCTGGAAATATTTATGTATTAAAACCAAACCATGATGATCAGACCTTGAGCATAATAGGGTATCATACTGTTGGGTCGGGTGCATCACATCAGGGTATGAATTTTTATACTGATCCTAATGGAAATTTAAAATTAGGGATGCTTAGAGATCATACCAATAATGGTCATGTTAATGGATCAACAGCCAATATATATTTCTTTCCAGTTACTACAGAAACCATTTCAGCTGAAGGGGAACTTACATATATTCCAACCTATACTTTAAATGGAGGGTTAATACAAAAACCATCTGATATTGCATATCATTTAATGGATACTGAATTAAATGGAGGAACATTATCTGATACAGAAAATTATTCAGGATATACATCAATACAGGAATCAAGAAATGAGCATCCATTTTGGGAATTTGGCTTTACTGTTTCAAAAAAAATTAACAGTAAAAAATTATTAGAAGAAATGTTTGCAAGTTCTAAAAGTTTTATTCGTTATAATTCTATGGGAGAATATAGTTTTGTTACTCTTAAAAATTATACAAGTTATGATGACCATGATTTGCAAATAATTAATGATGAAATTATATCGTTGAGGTATAGTAGAACAAAAATAGAGGATGTGGTAACAAGTGTTATAGTAGAGTATAAAAAAAACTACGCAAGAGATGAATATGATGAAGTTTTAGATGCTTTAAATACAGATGCTTTATTTGTAAGTGGTAATTATAGTCCTGAATATTATGGACTTGAATTAGATCACTCTGAAAGTGAAAAAACATTTTCATCAAATTATATAAGAGATCACGGGACTGCCGAAAAATGGCAAGACTTTTTATTGAATTGGTATTGTAATCAACATTTATTGATGTTTGTAGATTTACCCTTAAAATATATGAATATTGAAATAGGGGATGTGGTTGTTTTTGATAAAGCAACAGACGTACTTCCCTATGGAATTGAATATACTCAAAGTGGTATAGCTGTTAACGGACAAACAGTTTATCCTCAATTTTTAGTATATGAAACAAATAAACAAATTGATAAGGTTTCTGTAAAACTAATTCAAACGCATAATTTAGATAGTGCAAATAATTATATTCAAACTTTAGGATGTAATGATCCAGATGCTATAAACTTTGATTGTGCTTCTGAAAATAGTGATCCAACATATCCAGAGGAAGGTGAAACACGATGTTTTGATGACGTTACTAAGTATGATGGTTCTTGTGTGTATGAAGATGGTGGTACAGGAACAGAAATTTATGGATGTATGGATGATAACCCAGTATATTGCAATTATGATCCAAATGCTACTGTGGAAGATGTGTGCCTTGCATATGATTGTTTTGGTGTGTGTGGTGGTGATGCAGAATTAGATGGTTGTGGAAATTGTTATGGTTTTAACGCATTAGGGGAAGAAGTTGAGGGATGTTTTGAATCTGATGGTTGTCTATGTCCCTGTACAGGATTAATGGGTGATCTTAATGGTGATGGGATTTTAAATGTACTGGATATTGTTTCCCTTCTTAATTGTATTTTGAATTTAGTTGGAACGCCTGATTGTGACGATACAATCAGCTTGCCTCTTGGTATCTGTGGTGATATGACTGGAGATGGCAATTGGAATGTTTTGGATATAGTAACTCTGGCTAACTGTGTTATAGGAACTACATCTTGTAATGGCTAAACTTTATTATGGAAATGGTGAATGTACGATAGAAGGCTCGAATATAAAAGGCGTTGAAATTACATATAGGGGTGCTATTGAGATAGAGGATAAAACTTCTAAATCTTTTGCTATTGTACACCAAGATAATGGAATAATGGTATTTCCTTTGGGCGAGGGGGTATTAAATGAACTTTTTAGCTATATTGGGGAGTTTAGAATATTATCTGTAATCGTAGCAGATATTAATGCTGAAAAAGTACCCACAACTATTCACAGGGTAATGGATTATACAGAACTCTTAAATACTAATGCTGAAGATATGACTACTATAAGCGAGGATTTATCTTCTACCTATACCTATGGTAAAAGGGTTGCTAAAACAGTCTTAAAACAGCCACATTTGAACAATCTACATACCTCTGATCATAATACTATGCTATATTTAGAAGATGGCACATTATATAAAGGCTCGTATCATATACATCTATCTGATAATGCTGCTATGACAGGCAAAGAGCATACTGAAGATTCGCAGGATTTATATTTTAATGATGGAAAGCCTACTAAAAATCCAAGTTTGGTTCCTTATGCTGCTATTAAATATAATAAAAAACGTAAAACTATGAGAAATAGGAGAAGATACTAATGGCATATCAAAATGTTGGAACGCCAAAATTTTATATAGATAATGGATTGTTTTTAAATAGTAGTGGTGTGATTGATTTGAATCCTATTCAATATTTAAATCCAACAATAATAAATAGAGATTATCAAGAGACAAATAAAAGAATATCGGTGGTAGTTGATTCAACCTTACCAACAGATTATGTTGCTGTTTTGGGGCATAATTGTGCAAGTGCAACTCATTCAGTTGGTACTGGTATACACATTACTGTAACTGGATCTGAACTGTCGGCTTTGACACCGAGTGGCTGGAATCCTGTCGTAAATGCTGCTACTTCAAATGGTGGAGCACCACCTTATGATGGATTTTCTATAATTACATTTGATGAATTAAGTGTTGCTGTTGGGTGTTCAGTTGAAACGCCTGAAACTTTTATAACAGATGATTCTTTATATGCTAATTGTATTTCTATTGGAAAAACATATACCCCTCCACATTCTCCCGATTTATCTTTGACTTTAACAAGGGACTATTCGGGTATAAAAACCATAGAAACAAAGGGGGGTGCATCACTTTCAAACGCCTTTTATACAAAACCACCAAACTGGGGGCAGTCTCTGGGTGCCTGGGAACTTGGTGATAGTTCAGGTGAACATGGAATACCCGGAACCCCAGAAGGTATTACAATGCAAAAAAGTGGTAGAAGAGCTTGGGATTTAAAATTCAGCTATATGGATGATGGTGATTTATGGGGTTCTAATCAAATGCTATCTAAAGCAATAAACACATTTGAAGGATTAGAAGCAGATGATCATGTTGGTGGAATGTCACCATTAGGTTTAGAGGGTAATATTATAAATGGTTCTCCCGGCCCTAATGGATATGAAACTTTTGATGGTGAATCTACAACAGGGTTTCATGGTGGGCATACGCCTGGGAATGCTATTTCCAAAGCATCTACGCCTGATGTTCTATCAGTCGTTGCCGGTTTACAATATATAGTTACTTTTAATGCAACCCTTGCTTCTGGTGTTTTACCTACAGTTGATATAGAGGGTGGTGATTCCACAGCGACTGGTGTTATAATTATTACTGATGAAGGATTGGTAGATGTCGAAGGTTCTTTTACTGGGGGCCACCGGGCTGTTGAAGGTGCAAATAGTGTGGTATTTACAGTCAATACTACAGATTCCACAGCATCTATAATGTTTCGTCATACATTTAACGAAGTATCCTCAGACTTCACTATATCAGATATATCTATATGGGTTGATATCCCTATAGAATTTAAAGATAATCTCCTAACCGATGATAATTTCTTCTCACAAGTATGGCATAAGACTTTAGGGGGTACTTTGCCCTTTATATTCCAGCCAGATAGTTCTAATGATAAGCCTGACCAGTTTGCTATTTGTAAGTTTAAAGACAATTCATTAAAGGCTACTCAGAGTGCATTTAATGTTTACGATATTTCTCTTTCCATAGAGGAGGTTTGGTAGATGGCTTATCAAAATGTAGGTACACCGAGGTTTTACATAAATGTTGTTGAATGGCTTAAGGTGAACAACGCCATAACCCTTTCTGGGTCTGGGGATTGGGATGAGAGTATCTGGAATACTTTGCCAGTAATCCCATCATATTATGATTCAAATATTTTAGATAATGCTACTGATTTATCATTTTCATCAAATATTTTAACCCCTTATTCTTTTTTAGCTATATTAGGACATAATCTTCGAGCATATAATCCCGACTATTCTATGTATATTCAGTCAGAGGGATTAAACGTAGAAACGAAAGATGTTATAAATTCTTTCACTATAGGACAAGATCAAGGCACACTATATAATGGTTTTTCTATTGGAACATTTGATGGGGCTCATAAAGTCAATTTACATATTCTGGTTGTTGGGAAGGTTGGTTCTATGGTTGTTGGCACCTACTATGATATGCCCCATTCGCCTGATTTGAAGCTAACTATGACAAGAGAAATGGACGGGGTGAAGCGTATTCGCACCAAAGGTGGTACTGATCTGGTTAATCATAAATATATAAAACCTGCTGTG